CTGGAAGAACGCGCCGACGATGGTGCCTGCCGCGTTCGGGTAGGCATCCAGTAGCATGCGCACATTCTCACGATTGAATGCCAAATCTTTGCCTGCCTCATCACTGACATATCGCCATCCTTCGGCGATCTCCACAATATAGTCAACATCGCGTTCCAGCGAATCGACTTCGATGTCGCTTTTGCTGATGTCATCCTGCATGCGCTGTAACTCGTTCAGTTTTGAGCGTGAAACTCGCTTGAACTTGAACTCAAACTTGTTGATTTGCGTCGCACCCGATTCGGTGACAATAGGCAGCTGGATAGGGAAAAAGAAACCGTCCGATTTTGCTTTCAATACAAAGGCCATGGATGACTCCGGTGTGAACCGAGGTCGCCAGTGATGCGAGTGCCTTTGTCAGGGTAGTCCGCATCGGGTGCCCGATGAATTATCTGTCTGTTAATGAATTGTGCCGGGAATTATCGTCCCGCTCCCGGCGGCAGGTAGACAGCCCTTTACAGGGTCACGATGTGATTGCCTGTCTGGGCATTACTTAACAACGATGCGAACTTCGTCATTACCCACCGATGGCAACGCGCGGATGCCCATGCCGAGCATGGTGATGCCGTCGGAATCCGAATAGCTCGGGTCTACCAGTTGCGCGGCCGGCTGGAACAGGCAGAAGCTATTGCCGGATGCCGTACCATGGTTGATGTAGAAAGGATTGGTCGTGATATTGCGCACGTCGGCCCACCAGTCCTTGAAGGTAACGGTAGTAGCCTCAATGGAGACATTGCCGGCCGGGGCGCGGTCGGTCAGGACGACATTCTCCAGCCCGATGACCTGGCGATAGGTAATCGAGTTGGCCATGTCCAGGCTGAACGATTGCAGCTGGAAACTGGCTGCGCTGGTCGTATCGTTCGTCAGCTTGCCAGCCAGAAGCGACTGTGTATTGGTGCCATTGACCGCCACCGGCGATTTCCACGATGTGTAGACCGGGGATGCCTCGCTGGCGTCGGCGATGCCGCCCTGAAGACCGGTGAACGAGAACTGCATCTGTGGCCGCTCGTTGGCGGTCAGCGTGAAGGATACGGTTCCGCGCGCGCCGAGTATCTTGTGACGGACGCCATTCTGGTTGAAATACATCGCCACCGAATCGAATCCAGTGGAGACAGGCAGATATGTAGCATTCGCGCCAATACTGTAGCCGCCAGTGCCGACAGCAGCCGAAAATGCCTTGCCGACGGTGGCTACCTTGGTCGTGCCGTTATAGGCCGTGATAATGCTGCTCTGACCGGATGCGGTACCGCTGGTAATGCCGATGGTGGCGCCGACATAGATGTTATCCGTAGACGATGCGCCGGCCGCCAAGGTAACGCTGGTTGTCGTTCCAGCAGCAGCAGTGCCGGTTACGGCAGCAGCGGTCAGGGTCTGGCTGAACCCGCAGGCCCGCAGCAGTGGACCCCATGGCGGTGCCGTGCCGGCCGTCGCCGTTCCGGCAATGTCGACGGTAAACTGGACCTCGACATACTCACTGGTCCGAAGGCTCGGCGAAGCGCCGAAGTACGGTCGGACATAGGCAAGGTCGACGGTATTGCCAGCTAGCGGTGTAATGGAAAGGTCGGAAACCAGAACGGCGTTGTTCGCGCCATCAGGCGTGGGATCGCTCCCTTCGGTGGTTTCGATTTTAGCCAGCAGGACAGCATTGCGGCTGTAGAGGCGAGTAGACATGGCAAACCTCGGTTATGAACCGGGGTCGCCAAATGCCGAAGTGCCTTGAAGGGTTATTCGGCAGGGTGCCCGTGGGGGTTAGGCTATTTTACAATACGTATTCCGGTTGTGCATCCGGTTCCGGTTCCGGCTCACTCGGCGGATCAGGATCGATGGAAACTGCCTGCTCATGACCAGCAGAATCCAGCTGCTCGGTACGATCCACAAGGGCGCGGTTGCCGTTTTCGTCAATGATATAACTGCCGCCTTGGCCGGCGTAAGGATCGCTCATGATACTACCTCATGTCAGATAATAGGCTGTAATGTATTCGTCCCGCCATAGCTGCCAACCTGGATCGGCAAACTCCATGCGCCCGGCGCGGAATGTCATCGGGTCATAGTCGCTGGATATGGCGTAATTCAGCAGTGACGCACGAACAGCATCGCGAATTGCCAGCAGGCCGTTCAGGGTGCGTGCGCCGGTCGTGACTTCGACTCGCAATTCCAAACGCTGGCGTACAGGCCCGGTGACGGGCGATTGGCCGGCAAATTCCGTGACATTGGTGATCCACGCATACGGAGCGCCAGATATATTCTCCAGCGTCGCCGGCATGCCAACCTCGCAGCCGCCGGACAGGCCGGTAACGGCATCGATGCGGGCAACCAGAGTTTCCAGCGGATACGTCATGCCCGGGCCATCCTGGCACGTCGCATGCCGCCGCCATCCACGGCATCCAGTTCCATGACGATGTATTCCACATCGCCGTGCAGCACGGAACTGTTGACGGCCATGGCCGGAAAATCACTGGCGCGAATCACCAGATACGCACCGTTGATAAGCTGTACGCCGCCGCCGATGGCCATATCGGTATCGGGCGTGACAACACCGATGCCGTCCGTGGCGTCGATGGTGATCGCATCGCCATGCACAGCCAATACCATTTGATTGGCGTGCTCAGCGAGGGCGGCATAAGCGCTCATCAGCTCAGATCGATGGTCAGGATGGCGGTCGGGCGGGTGCAGACCATCACGCAGTTGGTCTGCATTTCCAGGTACCAACCACGGTCTCCACCATCGATGGCGTAGGCCTGCGCATAGTACGGGGTGCCCATTGCGCCAGCGCCGACGCTGGACAGGGTATCGGCCGGCGCGAAGGCCTGGATGAACAGGTCGGGAATGCCCAGCGGGATGATCTTGGCGGTACCCGACGAAATCACCGTGGAGCCCGTGCCGCGATACCGCTCCCACTGGATGCCAGCATAGGAGAACGATTCCATGGGCGTCTGGGTACGCAGACTGTTGGCCGCCGACTGATTCAGGTAGGTTTCCCGAATGGTCTTGGACTCGATCAGTGAGGCCCAGAAAGTATCGTCACACAGGGCGACAATGCCGCTGTAGGGAATTCCCTTCAACGCGGATTCCAGCGGCTTGGTGATGTTGTTGAAAATGGCGCTGCGAATGGCGGAATCCGACGCGCCGAAGCCGACGGCCGCTGCTGCCGGCGCACTGCCGAATACATTGCTTGGCGAATTGACACACGCCATGCGCAGGCTTTCATGCGTCAGGTCGATGTCGCGGCGCAGCTTGGCGATGACCTCATCGCGGCGGGAGATAATCGACTCGCGGGCGCTGGTGACGCCGACGGCACGCATGTTAAGCACTTCGTCAGCATAGACGCCGCCATCCTTGCGATAGTGCGCAGTCTCGAAGGTGTGCACCTTGCGCCGCTCCAGCGTAGCGGCCTTGCTCGGCGTGCCGCGCGGGGTGGATGTCAGGATTTCGGCATCGTTCAGCGGCTGCTCTTCGAGAGCCAGCTTGGTGCCGGACAGCGCGCGGGTGGTGAAGATGGCCGGATCGGCCAGCCGGCCAGGAATGTAGGGCGCTTTCTGAATGCTGGCAAGCAGCTCAGTCGCGGTAAAGAAGTCAGTAAAAAAGTCCATGGCAAACCTCGGTTATGAACCGGGGTCGCCATGATCGGAGTGCCTGCAAGAGGGTCGTCCGAGCGGGTGCCCGTAGGGAATAATTCAGTTTGAAGATTCTTTCAGCCAGCGGTCATAGGCAGCGATGATGCCTTTAAAGCAGCGCAACAGTGTCTCGTGCAGCACTCTTGTATGCGGCTTCATGTTTACCTCGCAACGATGTTGACAAGCGCCAGATCGGCATAGGCCTTACTCTTGGCGGTGCTGTCCACATCAGTATGCCATTGCAGAGCATCTTTCTTGACTTCAGCCAGGCGGACAATCGCGGTGGCCGATACCGCCGAGCTGGTGGCATCAACAGACTGTGCCAGGACGGCAACGGCAACTTGCGCGCCATTGGCAAGGCCATCGTCATAGGCGGTATAGGAGCCGGAGCCTGCCGCCACAACGATGTCAAAGCCATCGCCAGCGATAAAGTCGGTTGCGTCGGCCAGGGTAAAGGCCAGGCCGCCTTTCGAGAAGGCCGCGCCTACGGTGCCGGTGCCGACGATCTTGCCATCCGGGCCTTCGAGCTGGAACTTGCCGGCATCGGTGGCGGGCTCGATGATGACCAGCTTGTAGGTGCCATGCTGGGCGCCTGCCGAAACGGTAATGGTGCCCACGGTGCCGGTGCCGCTATTGCCAGCAAAGGCGGTTGCGGTGGCCGAACTGCCGGTGGTGATCTTGCCCAGCACGGTGCCGGCGGCAAGTTCTCCAGCGCCTAGCACGATGGTGATATTCTCGCGCGAGAGGGTGCCCGGCGCTTCGGACAGCAGGGCCTCGAAATCGCGGTACGGTTCAGTATAAGTGGTCATGGATCAGGCTCCTGCAACTTGTTTGAGTAGATCAGCCGCAATCGACGCCGCGCGTTTCTGATCGTCACTGCGCGATTCGTAGTCGGGCCGCCCAGACGGCGTAGCGTTACGGTCGACAGATTCCGACCACAGGCGCAGCACGTCAGCGCGACACTCATCCAGGGGCTTGCCGGATTCGATCAGCGATTCGGCAACGCTTTCATCCAGTTTGGCCAGCTTGACTATCGCGCGGATGCCGGCAATACGCTGGCGCTCTTCGGCAATCGCCCGCTTGGCGATAGCTTCAGCGTCAAGGGCTGGCTTGGCGGATTCTTCGACGACCGGCGATGCCTGAGCCTCGTCAGCCGCTACTTCATTATCGAGTTCAGACATGGTGTCGCCTCGTGTGGTTAGAGAAACGGGATACAGCGCCTCGGCGCTGCGGATTTGAGCGGATGCGTCCGCCGGAACGGCGACAATCGATAGCTCCATCGGCTCCCAGTCGGTGGCGCGGTAGGTCGGCATGCCGCCGCGCTCCTTGGGCTTGTCGACTTCGTAGTTGTGCACCTGATAGCCGACGCTGATATTGCGCAGAATGCCGGCCTTCACATCGGCAATGATCGGATCCACGTCGGCACGCTCGGAGAACCGCACTGTGGCACGGCCTTCTCCGCCTTCGATCCAGGCACGCTCGACGACGCCAATAACCGCGTCAAGACTGTGTGCATTGTGGTTGGCCAACAGGGGCGCCCCGCCGTTGAGCCTGTCCATGCGCACCGATTCCGGCGTTACGGAAAGCTCTTCCAGGTAGGGGCCATCCATGAAGTCAAAGCGGCGGACAGTCGCACCCGTCGTCCACGTGAGTTCGACGGTGCGCGTATCGTCGCGGTAGGTCTGCGGCTGCAAGGCAGCCCGCGTGGAAAGCATCGGCAGCTGGTAGACGGTCTCAGTCATTCGTAGTGTCCTCCTGATC